ACGCACGTCATTATCCGCGTCACCAAACGGCCAGACCAGAGCGACATGGTTGAATGGTTTCGGGTGCGGCGCGTGATGTCGATCGACGGGCGACAGCGATTCCTGCGCCTCGATTGTGAACTGGAGAAACGAACATAATGGCCCTCCTACAAATCACGGTGCCGGGCGGCTGGACGATCGTGGCCGGCAAGCAGCAGGTGCGCGCCGTCATGCGTGGCGTTGGCGCCCAGGTCGCGGCACGCGCCCGCGCGCTGATCCGCGCTGGCAGCCGCAAACACCCGTCCGCCCCGGGTGAGGCGCCGCGTAGCGTCTCGGGCAAGCTGGCGCGGTCGATCCGGTCTCAGGTCTGGAAGGATGGCGAGGGCGTCACCATCCGCGCGACCGAGTTCTACGCCCTGTTCCTGTCGCGAGGCGCGAAGGGCGGCGGCGGTGACACGCACAACCCGGCAAACTTCGTCCCGTCGAACCTGGCCGGACCTCGCGGCATGAAGCGCGGCGCGATCTCGAAGAAACGCATCCTGTTGCCGCGGCCGTTCTTGGGGCCGGCGCTCGATCAGGCCATCGCGAATGGCCTGGCTGACCGGGTGCGCGTCGCAGTGATGAGCGGGCTCAAGTTTCACCGGGCAGGACGTCGGTAATGGCTCAGTTTGATTGTCTGCAATGGGTGGCTTTGCGACGGTCTGCTGACCGGCGAGCCTGCTCAAACAAGCCGGTTCGGTTAACGGCTAGGTTTGGCCGGCAGCACTCCGCCCGCTTTTTTGGGGCCATCCCGGAAAAGCGGTCGATGGTGATGGCGTGTACTGCCCGCTCGAACGCTTGAACTCGACTCCTTGAAGCAAAACTCGGATGAAGCCGAAGCCGTTTCGTCAAACCTTTAGAGTGCACCGGGAGCGGCGCTCGAGGCCATTCTGACAGGCTGCGGCGACTTGTGCTGATCTCGCAAATGAACTGCGGTCTGGTCGATGCTTGGATAAACGGTCGTCGCGTTAATGTTGATCCGGGTGAGTTGCTCGAGAATGTGCGCCTTATGCTGGATCGTGACCCGGCTGATTTCGATGCCGTCCTGGCCCGCATCGGGCAGAGCCGCCTCATGCCCGAAAAGCAGGAAGGCGCCGGACTGCGATTTGATGCGCGTGTTTGTGCGCTTCGCCTTCACGCAGATAATCGACCTCAGATCGTCCGGAACGATCTTCGGCTCGAAAAAACCCTTCTCGGACTTGATGTGGTGGAGCAGTTTCCCGGCCACGTCCGTTTTATTGAAGGTGTCTTTCTGGAGAGTGAGATCCAATTCGTTCTTCTGCGCATAAGTCAGATTGGACAGGTTGGAGAGGCAGCTCACCGTATCGGAGTCGTAGTATTTCACGCCATCCGATGATACCTGGAAGATCATGACCTCACCGGGTATCTCCAGCTGATCCGGCCTGCTTGAGCAGGCGAAAAACAGTGCCACAAGCGGATTGCCGGAGATGTCGAGCAGCCGCGTCGGCAGACCGTAATGCTGCATTCGCACGAGACGGTCGAAGCAATATTGATCGCCATGGAGCTCGTCGTGATGCGCGATCAGAAGTTCTTTGCAGAGTCGGTCTTCGCTGGGCATGAACTGCCAGTCGCCATTCTCCCATTTGCGCAGCAGAGAGGGTGTCAGTTCATAATGAGCGTCGCTGTGGCCCCGGAAGAAGGTCTCGGTCCCGCCCTTCGCCGGCGAGCCGTAGAGCAGTCGAAGGAAGGATTCAACGCTGTCGGCGACGCCAAGGATCTTCTTGTCGCGTGGCGGGGGCTGGATTCCTCCATCGTCAGCGGCGATCGCCCCTGTCTCTGTGATTAGGTGGGTGCGATCGGGCTTGATACGTGCCAATCGGGCCAGCACCTCCCGAGCTTCGCCTTCACGGACTGCCCAGTGAGTGCGGTAGAGCTGGAACCGATCCGCGCCGAACACCGACGCAGCTGCCTCGGTGTTGTCGAATTGCACCTCGCCGAAATCAATCAGTGTCTCGAAAGTGGTGGAGACCTCCTTTTGTTGTGGCATGGTGTCGGAGATTCGGCCGTATTTGATGAGCATGGAAACGGCGTCGTCGGTCGATCTGACCTCGGTGCACAGAAAGGTCGGCAATTTTTCAAGAAAAGCGATCGCTGTGGAGTCGAGGCTTTCAAGCCGCTTGCCGGTGTCGGGGGGCGTGTATTCAAACATACGCCCCCGACCCATTGTGACGACATCGACGTGCCCCTCGACATAGTCCCAATTACCGAAGGAGATGTAGTTAAAGCTTTCCACCATGCGTCACCATCCCGTTCGACTTTCGCATCGTTCAACGCGATTCCCGGCCTATACTGCATTCGTGACGTCACTTCGACTATAGCGGAAATTCCCTCGACCATAGCGCCCTACATGAACGTCCGCTTCCTGGAATGTCAATGGCTACGCTGACGACCGGGATGGGCGCAAAGCCGCTACCGAACCGCGCTGGCGAAAGACTGCCGCCGGGATCGGCTGCTCTGTCTTCCGACGACTTGGAAGGGTCGAGACCCAACATTCAACTGACCCTGCCAGGACGTTCCTCTGATGGACATATCGTTGGTGATTGAGCAACTCCGGCGTTACTGCCCGGAGCTGGGCCGGCGCATCGGCGGCGCGGCCGACTTCGAAACCGGGGTCGAATCCGTCATCGCGATCACCGACCCGGTGTCCGGCAAGTTCGTCTACCCCGCGGCCGTCGTCATCCCGCTGGAGGAAGAGACCGGCAGCAACGACCTGTTGGACGGCAACCTCCAGATCGTCACCGAGACCATCGGCGTGATTGTCGAGTTCGACGCCTCCGCCGACCGCCGGGGCCAGGCAGGCGTCAGTCAGGTCGAGGCGATGAAGTACGCGCTGTTCCGCGCGCTGCTGAGCTGGGTCATCGATCCGGAGCGCGGTGCCCGCGGGCTGTTCTACGCCGGCGGTGAGCTGCTGACCTTCGATCGCGCCCGCCTGTTCTGGATGTATCGGATGAGCTTCGAGGCGACGATCAGCGACGGCGACGGCTTCATGCCGAGCGGCGATCCGCTGACCACCATCACAGAGACAATTCAACCCGACGATCCGATCAGACTCGCAACGCCGATCACCGCCGGGCAGGCGGTCGGCGGGACGGTCGCGGTCTGGGGCGGCTTCGTCTGGGACGCGGGAGACGAGTGGGCATGACGATTGCGACGGGCGACCCGGCACTCGCGAGTGACGTGCTGGGGGTGGAGACGACAGCGGCCTCGGCCCTGACGGCGGCAGGGACGGCGCTCGCCAATTCCGCCACGGCGCTGTCGAACTCGGTCGCGGCGCAGGCCTCGGCTGCGGCAGCAGAGGCAGCCGCTGCGGTCGCGCTGTCGGTGCCGGCGCTGAACGTGGTTTCCTCGGTTGCGTCGACCAACACCGTGCCGATCGGGCAGGGCACCACGACGGTTGCGGTGACGCTCCAGACCCTGCTGAACCCGGAGACGATCGACCTGCTGGCAACGGCCAACCCGGCGGCCGACACCGACACCTTCCCGAGCGGACAGGGCAGCAACGTGCTGCTGCGGCAGACGCTGGCGGGCGTGTGGTCGCTGATGGCGTCGCACCTGCCAGACTATCACCAGCCGGTGGTGGAGCTGACCGCGAACACCAACCTCGACGGCTCGACGCACAACAATTCGCTGCTGATCTGTAGCCAGGGACTGACAATCACGCCGACCGGCACGATGGGCAGCGGCTTCACCTGCGACGTGGTGAACGTGAGCGGGTCGAATGTGATCCTCGGCGCCGGCATCACCACCAGCAATGCCGCCAACGTCCTGCCGACCGGCGAATCCGCGCGCATCGTCTCGGCGACCTACAGCGGCGGCACGGTGAACTTCGCGACGCTCTCGGCCGGCAGCGGCGGTGCGGCGCCGGCAGCACCGGGCCAGGTCACCGGGCTGGCCGCGTCTGGCGCCACGTCCTCGACCATGGCGCTGTCCTGGACCGCGCCCGGCAGCGGCGGCACGCCGACCGCCTACACGGTGAACGACCGGGTGACCGGCGCGGGTTCATGGAGTTCGGCGACGACAAGTGCCAGCGGATCGCCCTACACGGTGACCGGGCTTTCGGCCTCGACCTCGTATGACTTCGAGGTCATCGCGACCAACAGCGGCGGCAGCGGTTCGGCGTCCTCGACGGTGACCGCCTCGACGGGTGCGGCTGGCGCGTCGCCTGGTGCGCCGACAAACCTTGCGGCGAGTGCGGCGACCAGCAGCACGATGGGCCTGACCTGGAGCGCGCCGGGGAGCGGCGGCACCGTCTCGGGCTACTCGGCCTATTTCAAGCTGCACGCGGGGAGCACCTGGTCGCTGGCGACGGCGGGCCTGGCTTCAACCGCGACCAGCTACACGGTGACCGGCCTCGCGGCGGGCACGTCCTATGATTTCTATGTAGCGGCCAACTCGGCCGGCAACGGCAGCACGGCCTCGGGCACGGTGACCGCCTCGACAACGACGATCGCCGCCCCCAATGCGGTGACCGCGCTCGCCGCCGGCACGGTGACCAACTTCACGGTGCCGCTGTCGTGGACGGCGCCGGCGGTCGATGGCTCGCACGGCGCTGCCGCAACCTACACGATCCAGTATCGCATCTATGGCTCGGCGAATTGGGCGACGGCGGCGGCCGGGATCGCGACCGCCTACTACACGGTGACCGGTCTGATTGCCGGCCTCGAGTACCAGTTCAACGTGTTCGGGGTGAACGCGGCTGGCGCTGGCTCCGGCACGACCGCGACGGGCACGCCGGGCCCGGCGCTCGGCACCTTCACCTATTGGGGCACCGGCGGATACCCGAACAGCGCGGTCGCCCATGGTTCGGTTGCGGCAATTGCCACCTTCACCACCAGCTCGTCGGTCGCCTCGGCGAGCTTCGGCTGGTCGGCAACCCAGGTCGATCCGCCGGCGACCTTGCAGGCGATGACGGAATACAGCGGCGTTCCGCTGGTTTATGGCTCCTATTCGGCCAACATGCCCGCCTCGGCCGGCACCTGGTACGGCTGGATGATCTTCTTTGACAGCGGCGGCGACGCAGCGTTCGCGGTGATCGCGACGGCCGGGCAGACGATGCAGAGCGGCACGGCGATTACCCCGGCCGTCACCGCGACATGAGCGTTTTCCAGACGAGGCCGGGCGCGGCGCAGGGCCTCGGCGCAGGCCAGATCCTGCTGGCCGCGCCGCTGGCTGGTGCGACGCCAACCCCAACCCCGGTCACCTCGGCCACGCCGGGGAGCATCACAGGGCTGTCTGGCTGGTGGGACGCAGGCAACCCGGCCAACATGCTGAACGCTGCCGGCGTGCCGCTGGCGAGCTTGTCCGGCGGTTCGGTGGCCTCCCTGGTCGATCTCTCGGGCTCGGCCCGTGCGATGGTGCCCAGCCTCGCCGTGCAGGCCGCACCGCGCATCAATGGGCTGCTGGGTGGGGCGGGCCTTCCGACGGCGATGGCGGCCGGCGCGGGGCTGGCGCCGCTGCTCGATCCGCGCGTCGGCTTCGCGGTGAACGGGCTGTCGATGGGGTCGGGCAGTTCGTGGACCCGGTATCTGGTCTGGACCCGCCCGAACCTGCGCGCGGGCACGACCTACAACAGCGATCCGGTGACGCTGCTGACCATCGCCTCGATTGTCGTGCTGGCGCTGGATAGCGTCGCCGCCGGCCGGCTGGTGCTGTTCTCGGGCGCATCGCAGACCGTGCTGTCGGTGACGATGGCGCGGCGGCACACGCACAACGTCATCCTGCGCTACACCGCCGGGACCGGAGTCGACGCCTGGCTCGACGGCGTGAAGGTGGCGAGCGCGGTCGCGAACCCACTGCCCGCGAGCAACCCGGGGACCCTCACCTTCCTGTCCGACACGACGGCAACCGGATCGGCGCAATGCTGGTTCCACGAGGCGGCGACCTGGGAGCGGGCGTTGTCGTCGGCCGAGGTGACCACGCTGATCACCGCCTCGGCGCGGCGGCAGTGCGGCGCGCGGCGCGGCGTGAACGTCCTGGTGATCGGGCAGAGCAACGCGGTCAATTCGCTGTCGGATGGCGCTTGGAACCTGTGCGCGCAGGGCCTTGCCTGGCACCTGGGCGCGGCAAGCTATGGCGTGATCGGCAACCAGGGCAGCTCCGCCTACACGGCGATCGGCGGCCACGGCCTCTACAACGTTCGCCAGCCGCCCGGCACGGGCGGGATTTACATCGGCGGCACCTTTCTGGCCGACCCTGGCGACGGCTCCAACCCGGGCGGCTGGAGCCTCGGCACGGACGGCCTCGCGATCGAGGCGTATCTCGCCGGATGGCCCGCTGCTGACGTGGCGGACATCGCGGCGATCGTCTGGCCGTGGTTTGAAAGCGACAGCACGCGCGAATACAGCGAGGGCGCGTTCTGGCAGGCCGGCGCGCAAAACTTCCTGGCCCGGGTGCGCGCTATGCTCGGCCGCACCGCCGCGTCACTGCCGCTGGCCTGGTGGGACCCGATTGCGTTCTGGTCATCGCCCGGCATCCTGATGATCCGGAACGCGATGCCGGCGATCTCATCACTGGCGGCACAGAACGCAGTCCGCGCGATGCCTCTCACGGCCGACAGCAACCCGCGCGGCGCGACCTGGGACGCGAACACCGGCCTGATTACGGCGGCAGGCGACAACAATCACCTGGACGCGACCGACAACCTCCGGCTGGGCCAGGTCTCGGCCGGACCCATCGCGCGGGCGGTCCTGGCATCGACCGGCGGCGACAGCATCACCGCGATACCGTCCGGCGTCCCGAACGTGGGACCGACGATCACGCACGCATACCGGCAGAGCAACACGGTGATCATCGTTACCGTGGCGCACGATGCCGGCACCGACCTGATCGTTCCGTTGCAAGCGGCGAACGGCGTCGGCTGGGCGGTGATGGATGGCGGCAACGAGGCGAGCCCGGGAACCGTCCGAACCGCGACGGCATGCGCGCGCGTCGACGCGACGCATCTCCAGGTGACACTTGGATCGGCGCTGACCTCGGCCAGCTCGGGGTGCCTGCTGTTTTACCCCTACGGCAACACCTGGATTTATCGCGGCAATGCTGTGACGGACAATTCCGCATCGGTTGCGCGGCCGGCCGGTTGGGACATCGGCGCGGACCTCGGCAGCGGCTGGGATTGGAACCTGCCGGTGCAGGCGACAGACGCGCCGATCCAGCTCAGCGACAGCGCGACCTGACGGAGACGATAATGCCTGACGACGAAATGGCGCGCGTCCGCGAGCGCGTTGCCGTGGCCGAGACGCTGCTGCAAACGGTCGCCCGGTCGCTGGACAAGCTGGTCAACACAGTGGAAACGATGGCCGAGCTGGTGAACCAGCAAAAGGGCCAAGCGCAGATCACGTCGCGGCTTGAGGCCGCGACGCTGGCGGGCGCCGCCGGTTGGTCGGCTCGATCCTGACGGCGCTTGCCAGCCACGTCCTTCAGCACGCGTCTTTCTGACGATCCACGTCCGCGAGCGACGCGCCCACCGGCTCAAGCACGGTGGCAGGCTCTGCTCTTACACTTCGAGGTAAAAATGTTCGTCAAACCGGGACACCGGCAGGATGATCCTGCCGTCCCTTTGCTCGTGCGCGGGCCGAACCGGCGGCTGTTGTCGCCGGCGGGCGAGCATGTGCCCGACATTACGTTCTGGCACCGGCGTCTGCGCGATGGCGATGTGGTGCCGGCTGATCCGCCAGCACCGCCAGCGCCTGCGCCAGCGCAACCGCCTCAGCCGCGCCCGCCCGGGGCCGTCGCCGTGGCGGCTCCGGTGGTCGATCCGACCGCGGCGCGGGCGGTGGCCGACGCGTTCGCGTGGCACCTGCCGGCGGAGGCTGTCATCGCCGAGACCGAGCCTGAGCACGAACCGGCGCCTCCCATCCATGACGAATACCTGGCGGAGACCAAGCCGTGAGCGAGAGCCTCGCCTTCAAGTATTTCCCATGGCAGTACTGGCGCCCGTCCGGCGTCAACGCCGAATTTGACCCCAGCCAGGCCAACACCGCGACGCAGAACCAGCGCGCGCTGCTGATCGGCCAGATTACCAGCTCCGGCACCGCAACCCCGAACATCGCGGTGCAGGCGTACAGCCAGACCCAGGTCAACGGCCTGTGCGGTCTGAACTCGATGCTGGCGCTGAAATACGCCGCCTATCGCGCCATGGATCCGTTCGGCGAGGTCTGGCTCGGCCCGGTGTCGGACGCGAGCGGCGGCACCGCTGCGACGGCGAACATCAGCTTCACCGGCCCGGCGACCGCGGCGGGTACGCTGCCGCTGTATCTGATGGGCGTGTCGATCCCGGTTGCTGTAAACCTCGGCGACACCGCCTCGATGATCGCGACCAACACGGTTGCCGCGATCGCGGCCTCGGTCGGCGTCGCATGCTCGGCGGCGATCGACGGGACGAACGCCTTCCAGGTCGATCTCACCGCGCTGCACAAGGGCCTCGCACTGAACGACATCGACATCCGATTGGCCTACCGCGGCGCGCAGAATGGCGAGGTGGTGCCTCCTGGCGTCGGCGTCACGATCACCGCCTTTTCGGGCGGCGCGACCAACCCGACCTTGACCACGTTGCTGTCGAACCTGGGCGTCCAGCTCTTCGATTTCATCGACCTGCCCTACACCGACACGACCAGCCTGAATGCGTTGCAGACGTTTCTCTCCGACGCATCGGGCCGCTGGGCAGCGGAGACCATGCTGTATGGGCACGTCTTCTCGGCCTATCGCGGAACCTTCAGCGCGCGCACGACATTCGGCATGTCACGCAACGACCAGCACGCAACCATCCTCGGGTTCTACAACAGCCCGACACCGGCCTGGCTCGAAGCATCAGACTGGTGCGCGGCACATGTCATCCGACTGCGCGTCAACCCGGCACAGGGCCTCTCGACGCAGCAACTCAACCTGCTGCCGCCGCCGATCGCCGCCGTGGACACGCCGGGCGAGCGCAACACCCTGCTGTTCGACGGTATGAGCACCTTCACGGTGGACGCGGCGGGCG